GCATAAAAGTTTGGACGTTTTGCCAAATTTTCTGCAATTTTGAGAAAACATTCTCCAATGTAATTAGGAATTTTAGGTTTAGAAGAACCGGAAGCTTTCGCTAAATCGCAAGACTTCTTATAAGAAATAAGAGCGTCTAAGAAATCCACGTTGTTGATGTAGTTGTTTTTTACTGGTTTGGTCATATAATCCTCCGTTAATTCAATTTATAGTAGAATTATATAAGTAAACACTCAAAAAATAAAGCTTTACTTTTTAAAAAAATAAAAATAAGATAAGTATGTACCCCGGTTGATCTATAGATATCTAAATATTAGTGTATCTTATTAGTGTTCTTAGCGTCTATTCCTTCAAGAATATCTTCTACGCTTAAATCAGCAGTTATATCCAATCCATTCAAAAAATTGAAGTAAAGTTCTTTCATTTCTTCTTTCGGTTCCATAACAGCTAGAATTGAGCTAGGATGGATTTCTACTTCATTTTTTACTATTAAACTTGAAGGCAACCAAAATTTCATAATAAGTTCGTCTGCATTTTCTTTTGTATAAGTTATATATACAGAAACTGGATGTATCAATTTTAATGTACCTTTTCCCTTCTCATAAAAAGAAATGATATCGTCCCCTTCTTTTAATCTAAAAATTTTAATAAAACTCATATATTTACTCTGCTTCAAATGGTACTGTAATTATTTTATATTCAAAATGTTCTTGGTTGTAAGTCTTTACTCTTTCTAAGAAATGACCCAGAGTAAAATTTTGGTGTTTTCCTACCGAAAGGTCATCTACAATATCGTATAAAGTTGCGGCATTCTTTGATTCGTGGAGCCTTAATACCCTACCGATTGATTGCAGATTTCTTATCCTAGATTTTCCAGAAATGGCGAAAATTATATTATGAAGGTTTTTAATAGAAACGCCTGTACTCATTGTTCCGCTTGAAGCCACTATGATGGCATTACTTTCGTGTTCCATAATATTTCTTATTTTTTCCCTTTCTTCACCTTCAACGCCTCCGTGTATAAAGTATATATTTCTACCTTTTGCAAGTTTTGAGTTTTTTAAAAGTTCGTATATAACTTTTCCGTGAGTTTCTACATAATTAAAAAGAATAATAGTATTTTTTTCCATTGATAAAGCTAGGTTTTTAATAAATATATTCCTTTTGTTATTAGAAACTAAAAATTTTATTTCTTCTTGGTATTTGAACTTTTTAATCGCTTTTGAGATTTCTTTATCGTATTTCAATATTAGACATTTAATCTTTAGTTCAGAAACCTGTTTTCGGTCCATTAATTCTTTTGTAGTTATAACTTTAGTAATTGGTCCAAATAAACCTATCAAAGTTTTTTCGTTGACTTTTAGATTATCTAATGTTCCTGTTAACCCTATACGATATTCGGCATTGGTGCATTTTTCTAAAATCCCAGTTAGTGAAGTAGCTTTTGCCGTATGAACTTCGTCGTTTAAAACAAAATCGAACTGTTCAAAAAATTCTTCATCTTTAATATCATAAATGGATTGCCACGTACTCAAAGTGATAGGAGAAGTAATTACTTTACTTTGTCCTTGATATATTTTTTGAGAATTTTTAGACATTTTCCAATCTATTAATGCCGAATAATCTTCAAAATCTGAATATAACTGATGAACAAGAGAAATATTTGGAACCAATATTAAACCCCTTTTGCCGGATTCAATAAGGTATTTACAAATCAGGTATATAATTAAAGATTTTCCAGAAGAAGTAGGGGATAATAACAATATACGTTTGTTGTTTATAGCGTCAACAAACCCTTTAATTTGGTAGTCTCTTGGGTCAATTAATTCCTTTTTAGAACTGAGATTTAAATTCTTAATGAAAGATTTAATTTCTTCAACATCTACCTTTTCTTTATTAAAGACATTATCTAATATTGTATATGTATAATTCCTACTTTTGCAAAAATTTATTATTTCTGGTAATAACCCGCAATAAATTTCTCCTTTGTTTTTTGAAGTAAACCTAAAAATTCTGATAATCCCGTCCCAGAGTTTCGCTTTAACTTTTGGGTGGAATTTATATCCTTCTGCGTAAAAAGCAAAAGCGTCTTGAATTTCTTGTAATGTGGATTGTTCCCCTGATAATATTAGGAAACTTTCGTTTTTCTTTTCGATAATTAAATCGTTCATAATGACTAACTTCCGCTTAGGAATTTGTTATAATCTACTACCGTTTTTAATTGCCAAGTACGGTTTTTTAGTTCGTTTAGGATTTGTTCGCAAGTGCTTACTACTTGATCGTGGTAGGATTTTTTATATAATAGTTTGTTTAACCTTTCGTCTGAATTGATATACCTTTCAACGCCGCTTTTCATTAATTTTAAATCAAATTGTTCCCAACCTAATTCGTCTAAAGTTTCTTTATCTAAATTACCGTTATAATACTCTGTAAGCAGGTTTTTTAGTTTATCGTAATCTATTTTCGCTTTAATTGAAGCAAGTTTGTGGTCGTTCAAATGTCTAATATATTTTGCGTGCAATTTGGGGATACCCACAATTTCTGAGCTTAACCTTGCTTCGTCAATATTGCAATCTTTGGTCCACTCTTCTAAAATATTTTCAAGTTTTAACATAATATATAAAATACCTCAAATTATCGTTCAATATTGAATAAATGATATTTAAATGATGCTACAGCAGTAATCACTAAATCTGCGCTTTGCGTAGTGCTGAATTTTACAGGGGAAAGAGATATGGGAAATAAATTCATAAATTTCACTTTCAATCTAGGGTTATTTAGTGCAGATAAAATCGTTAAAGAAGCGTCGGAATATTGGGGTTTTTCTTTGTGGAGAGAAATTAAAGATTCTCTATTCATAGTTCTATACTCTTCGAAAGAACAAGGAAAAGTATACCCTCTAATCCAATCGTGAACGATTTGCCAAGACCACATTTCTTCATCTACGATAAATTCCATATCAAAACTTCCAAATTGGATTTTGTCTCCAGGAATAGGAAAATCTGAAAATGGTGTCGGGTGTATTGCTGGTCGAGACCCTAACCCTGGTATATTGACTTCTTGGCAAAAATATGTTACTGTGGATATTTTAGGAAATACCACTTGAAACTTTGACGCTTGAAGTTGGTTTGTATTAGATGGGTTTCTACTAATTGCGCTCATATATTTATTCTAAATAATGAAAAAAAGTATTTATTTATTTTGAGTTGTAGGTTATAATGTTTTAAAAATGGGAGGTTATTTATGGTTAGGACGATTGTAGCAGAAACTAAATTGGATTGTGAACATTTATTGGGACAATTCTTAGAAGAAAGTCATTTTGACGAAATTATTGACGAGGACTGCAATTTTTTTGCTCCACCCTCTTGTGGTATTGAAGAAAAAACTAATTGCGAAACGAAAGAATGCAATAAGTGCCCAAAAGGTATTGACGAGGATGGAGTAATTTTCATTCTGAGGAAAAACTTCTTTACAGAAGAAGAACAATTGAACGCCCTTGAAGGATTAAAAGGTGCGGCAACACAATCCCAAAATAGGGGTATTGCTGCTGGTCCTAGAGGAGAAAAACTTAATAACAGAGAATGGGTGACAGAATATCAATTAGAAATTTTAGACTATTTTTCTGACCCTATTCCAAACCTTTTTGGAGAAGATAAAATTGCTGAAATTCAAGCAAACCGTAATCCTGCTAAAGATGAGGTTGGCACAAGAGGTTATGTTTGGTTGACGTCAAAAACTCAAGCCGAAAATTTTGATTTTGATTCTTGGGTCGATATTACTAGAAACCTTTCTTCTGAAGAACAAAAAACCGAAGCGGAAAGAGTTAAGAAGTTTATTTCCGAAACAAATTATGCTGCTCCTGTATTTTCTGGTGTTGCGGGTTATATGGATAGATATCCGCGTATTGATTGGGGTAGAGCAACCGCTTATACAGCAAATAACCCAGAAAAGTTTAAATTGGCGTTTCCGTTCCTTCAGAAACTTGCAAAGGGGTTTTCTGAATATTTGCCAAGAAGGTTTAATTTTCAATCAGAATGTGCTAAAAAAATTGATCCGCTGTTTGTCGTCCCAGGCACACCTTTTACAACAATCACTGTAAACAAAACCTTTAGAACAGCAGCGCATAGAGATGCTGG